TATATAATTTGAGTAATAAGTTTGATATAAACTATTGACTACAACTTCATTTGTCAATGTACTTTGTTGTTCAGGAAAATTTAATGAATAAGTAATCCCATCGGTTAATAATTCTTGACCGAATGCTTTGTAACTTGTATGTGCTGTTCCGTTTCCACTTAACGCATTTGAAAAATAAAAAGTTGTACTCGTTAAACTTGTTAATGCTGTCGGGTTATAATCGTATAAAATAATCGGCTTAGGTATGTACTTTTGTAAATCAGTTTTCAAAGCATAACCTACTTGTAATTTATCTTTTAAATTGTTAAAATTTAAATCCTCAAATGGTAATTTAATAGAATACTCCTCGCCATCATTATCTGTGCTATATAATAAATTTCCATAATCAATTCCATTATTTGAAAGAAAACCTATATTAACCAATGACTCAGATTTCTCATATAAAAAGTTAATTTTTTTATACGTTTTTACTCTGTTTAAATTGATTGAATCTGTGTTGACATATTTTGTCAAATCAATAATATTACCAGTAGCATAATAGTTTTCTATTGTGTCTATCGTATAATTTATTCCGTCAGTTGAATAACAAGTAAGATTGAACATTTTTAAAACACCACTAAAAAAGTCCTCAATTTTAATTTCAGGAAAATAATTTTTTATATATAATTCAGCAGAAGTTGTTTGTGCTGTTGATTGATTGGCAAAGGCATCACCTACAGCCGTAACAGAAACAGTTAATTCAGAAGTAAAGACTAATGTATTTTCTGATACAATATAAAATTTAAACTGACCAGCATTGCTTGGTATGTTAGTTGTATAACTAATTAAATCAAAGGTGTTAGTTAAAATTGAAATGTTTGAACAGGGAACAGTATTATATAAAATACCATCTTTATAAACTATAATACTATAATTAACATTTGTTGTTGTTGTTGTTACTGATAATGAAACTTCTGACGCTCTAAATGTTCCAGGTATAGCATAAGTTAAAGCGTCACTTCCTAAAGAAAATGACCATCCGTTAATTGGAAAATTAGTTGAAGTATTAAAGTTTATTTGATTTAATTCACTTTTAATCTTAAATGTTTCTGCATTTTTTAAATATAAATAAGCATTTATAAACCTTGCATCTGTTAAAAAAGTACTTGGATTTTCAGTAGTTCCTTGTAAATTAACATTAAAATCATTTTCAATCATATTAAAAATTGATTGTAATCTTATTGCGGGAAATAATTCATTAAATCTAATTGCATAAAGTGTATTGCTTATATTATTACTTGGATCTAATGCACTTTCATAATTCCAATACCTATCTGATGAAATTAACGGAAACATTACATCGTCACTCGTTGTATTTGCAACTACTTTTTCTTTTACAATATCAGCCGTATATTCAAAATCATAAGCAGTACTCGTTAAATCCTTTAAAAATTTACCCGCAAAATTGTCTTTTAAGTTTCCTAAGTTACCAATAAAAGTAATTGAATAGCTTTGTGGATTATTGTTTTTTATATCGCAGCTTTCAAGTTGAATCTTACCTATTCTAAAAGGTATCGTATCCAATTCAATATATGCATCGGCTTTTACTAACGTACTAAATTGAGTATCCAAAGAATTTTCATACCAATGTTTGAAAATCTTATTATTATTTTTAGTAGCCGGAACTGTAAACGTCTGAGAAAAATCCGAATAAGTCGCTCCAATATTATTTATATTTTGAATTGAACTCGTTACGCTTATTTTTTCGTCAGCAAATAACTCAACCCTATCAAATTCTAAGGTATAAGAGTTTTTTATGTATATTCCAACTGTTATCATATAACGTTATTTATTAAGTCAAAAGCATATTCGAAGTCCAATTCGAAGTTTATCATTTTATCCTTTAATTTTGTTTTGTAAGTATGTGATTGCGTTTTAACTTTTACTGGTTTATTATCTAACAATACAGTTTCACTTAATAACAAATCAGTTATTAACTCATTATAATTCTCATCAACCCAACCCGTATTTAATTTAACAGTTTGTGTTCCGTTTATATTAAAAACTTTTCTTTGCCCTTTATATATATTATAATCAATTGCATCAGGAAGTAAATTATATTCTGAACCTTTTACGCTTACAGCATTTGTCTGAGCCTTGAAAAAAGTGATTGTTTGCCAGCCACCGTAACTATTTATAAAGTCACAAAGTACTGGAGTATATTTACATTCTTCAATTGGGTATGTATAAAATGAAGGTAAAATTATAGGGCTTCCTGTTTCAGGTGTGTATGTGATTGTAACCTTACAACCGTTAACAAAATTACCATTTTCTTTTACAGGT